TACAGCCCACGAATACAAAAAGGGCTTATAGGTTTTACTTGATTCAATTACTGACATAAAAATTCCTTACTATTTAATACTGACATACTGTCCCGTTGTTATATTCTATCATATACTCTTCTCCTACAGCTACAGGTATTATACTACCTATAACCGCATCGTTAATTAGCTCATCGACGGTAAAGGCTGTAAAAACTTCTTTGTCACAAGCATACAAACCCTCCATCGCTACTTCTACTTCTCTTACACTATTATATAAATATGAACTCATCAATTATCCCTCGCAAGCAATACACTCGTCATCTGTTGATTGAAAAGAGCTATCGAAGAACTTTACTAATTCATCGTAACCGCCTATCCTGTCTCCATTGAGATAAATTTGTGGAACTGTTTTAACCTCTTTACGACCCGTTATCTGCGCTGCTGTCTTACCTATCTCGTCCAAGTCAATATAGTCATACTTAATTCCCTTAGAGTCTAATAGTGTCTTAGCCTTAACGCAGAAAGGGCAAGCCGCTTTACCATAGATGATATTGCGTAAGTCATCTTGTAATGCGTGTCGCTCTACTGATTGGCCTACTTTATCCGCAGTTCGACCTGCTGTAGTTCTAAGGTAATACAGACCCTTGAGACCCTTGCGGTAAGCATCTAAGTGTACTTGGTTCACATACTCTTTCCTTGAACCAGCAGGGAAGAACAAGTTAACACTTTGACCTTGACATATAAAGGGTTGACGTTTAGCAGCGTGTTCAACTACCCAGCCTTGGTTTATCTCAAAAGAAGTCTTGAAGACATTCTTATGATGTTCAGACAAGAACTCTAAGTGTTGAATAGAACCATCGTTGTCCATAATAGATTCCCAAACAGCCTCGGTGTCTCTATCGTACTTAGCTAACACAGGTTTTAGGTAGCCATTCTTGACTACATCAGCGCCCACTCGTGTTCTGTGTACATACACATTTGCCTTCAGCGGTTCAATAGAAGCAGTACAGCCACAGATAGCACTACTGTTAGCATTGGGCGCAATAGCAAACAGGTGAGCATTACGTACACCCCAGCCTCTCGCATCAGGTGCTTCCCCTCTTTCTTTTGCTAACACTCGTGTTTGAGCCTTAGCTTGCTTAGACATATCTTCGAAGATTGCGTAATTAGCTTTAGCAGCTTCCTCGCTCTCCCACGCCAAGTTGTTCTTCATCAAGTACCCGTGATACCCCATAGCACCAATGCCAATACTCCGTTCTTGTTGAGCAGAATAGGTAGCACGAGACATATCATCAGGCGCATTCTCGATAAAGATATCTAACACATTATCTAAGAAGGTTACAAGGTCGGCTATTATAGAGGTGTCTTTCCACTCGGCATAAGACTCCAGGTTAACAGAAGACAGACAGCATACGGCGGTACGTTCTTCATCGGTAGCAAGGTGTATCTCATTACATAGGTTAGAACCATTTATCCTCAAGCCTTTCTCTTTTTGATACTCAGGTAGGCTGGCATTAGCTGTGTCAATAAAGTTCAAGTAAGGACTACCTGTTCTGAATCGAGCTTCTAATATACGTTGCCATAAGTCTCTTGCTGAAACGGTGTCTGTTATAGTACCTTTAGCAGGGCAGATTAGATGCCAAGGTTTGTTGTCAAACACGCAGGCCATAAACTCATCTGTGAGGTTAACAGCGTTAAACAGGTTGAAACACTTACGGTTAGTATCTCCACCAGTAGGCACCTTGAAGTTAATAAACTCAACGATGTCCGGATGAGATACATCTAAGTAAGCAGCATAAGAACCTTTACGGGTCTTGCCTTGCTTATAAGAGGTCATCTGTGCATCGCTCACTTTCATCATAGGGATAACACCGGGAGACTTCTGAGTGATACCTCGCACGTCACCCCAATGACCACCTACGCCACCTCCTTTAATAGAGAGCCAAGCGGTCTCTGCGTGGTGAGAGATGAGACCCTCTACTGTATCCGGTACATAAGACAGGAAACAGCTAATAGGGAGACCCTTCCATTCGCCACCGGGCTTAGGGGCATTACTGAGCACTGGTGAAGAGAACATAAACCAGCCTTTAGACACATAATCATATATGCGTTGTGCTAAGGCGGAATCTCCTGCGCTATAAGAAACCGACGCTCTCGCGAAAGCTTCTTGTGGACTTACTTCACCTGTTTCCAGATAGAAGTCTTTTAGTAATTTTAGTGATTGCTCAGATAGGCGGTTATCTCTGTCCAAGTCGATGTTAATACCATATACGTTCATTTATTGTTCCTTGAAATATTTAAAAAGTTGAATATTGCTGTCTAACAATAGGCCTGTTGCCCTATTGCCTTTGTGGTCGTCTCTGTAGATTATGGTAGAAATACCTGCTTGTACTAATGATAAAGCGCAGCTCATACACGGGAATAAAGTGCAGTATGCAGTTGCACCTATCCCTGATTGTGTAGACCTGGCTAACTTAGCAATAGCGTTTTGTTCAGCGTGTACAACAGTATCCAGACAAATACCTTCTTTATCTCTCATTGTATTGTCTAGACCTGTAACCGTGCCGTTGTACCCATACGCTAATATATTGCGGTCCTTGGCAATTACTGCTCCCACTTTAGTCTTGTAGTCGTGGCTCTCACCCGAAACCCGGGCGGCCACATCCATCATAAATGTTACTTCTTTCTCATCGGGAGTACCGGAGAAGTCCCAATCATCCTCGGGAAGAAGGCGCACCATCATATGTGGTAACCTACTGTCTTCTCTGCGGTTAGTGCCTCCCCTAGGGTTAGCTTCTTAATCTCAATCTCTTGTTCTAACAACTCTCTAACTCGTTTGACGGTTAACTTCTGTACATCAAACTGTGCCGCTTCTTTAACAGCCTTGAAGTCACCAGGAGTCAAGTAGGGCAAGAAGCCTAACTTAGAACGCTTTAGCTTAGGGAAGTATAATTTAAACGCTGTCTCCAATTGCTCTTCATCTAAGAAGTTAAACTTAACTTTCAAGAATAAACGACGTAACACAGCAGGGTCTAAACCCTCCATAAAGTTAGAAGTGGCTAAGAAGATACCTTTGAAGCTGTCTAACTCAGTTAACAACTGGTTAACAAAAGTCTTCTGGTAGTTCTTATCTGCATCCTTACGGTTACCCGCAATAGAATCTAACTCATCAATAAGCAAGATAGCACCTTCCATCTCTGCTTCCGCAAAGGCTTCAGATAAGTTCTTCTCACCCTCACCGACATACATACTTTGTAGTTCAGCGTAAGTCTTCTTGATTACAGGGCGACCTAACTCGCTACCTATAAAGTTAGCTAACATTGATTTACCTGAACCAGGTACGCCATAGAACAAGCCAGTTACCAACTCTGGTCGCTCGTCTTCTGGTTTAGAGAGAACGCCCTTAATCTGTTCAACAAGGTCTTGAGCAGGGCGGTCGATGTTCACTAGTGACAAGTCGTAGTCCTTAAATTCCTTAGAGTTAGAGAACTTAGCGTGAGTGGTTGTGAGTTTGACCTCAATGTCCTTGCCGAATAACAAGGAGTCCGGTGTGACACAGATACCTTCTGCGCGGTTAGCTAGCTCATTCAGGGCCTCTATTTGAGACGCTAAATACTTGGTTTCATTGGTAGTGAACTGGATAGGCTCTATACGTAAGGCGACTCCCGGTAGGTTAACACCTGTAAAAGTCACGGTTACTGCTGTGCCCTCTGCCCAGTCTCGCTCAGTACAGGCATCCCCTGATTGGGCTGTTCCTGATAACAAGTCTGCGATAGACTCCCACTCCACGACGTCTACGTTTACTCCGCTGCTCATCCCCTTCAAGTGATTACTATAGTTACCTAATTCACGAGCGAACCAAGCGGATACAGAGTGTGTACGATTCATATAAGCAAACGACTTGTTGTCTTCCAGGAAGCTCGTTGCTGTGTTCTTGCGCTTGTCGTAAACACCGTAGGTCTCAGGGTTGCTTTGAGTGGTTGTTTTCATCATGCCCGGACGGTTTACCATTAAGGTTTTAATCCAAGGCCCATTTAAAAACACTTGTAAAATGTTAGCTGCGTCTTTTATATCCATGTCTACTCCGTCTTTGGTAGTGTCTTGTAATAGCTCGGCGTCCATCTTGTCTTGCGCTGCTTCACGCACTATGGCTACGAACGAAGTCATAAGCATATAGTTTCTACGGTCATCAGAAAACAACTTATTAAGGTTAACAGCGTCTTCTACTGAGTCGTAACAGTGAAACAGCATCTCTGCTGTAATCTCAGACTCAGGTAGTATCTCTAATATATCCTCTGGGAACTCATTCTCCGCTTCTTTAAGATACAAACCCTTCATGTAATCATAAGCTTTCTTAATAGTCTTTTTGTTTGAATCTAAAATAGCGTAAGTATAACACAAGCTTACATACAACGCGCCTAAGTCTAAAACTAATTTATCTTTATTATTCGTACTCATAAGTGTTTCCTTATAGTTCAGGTTCCGCATTAAAATCGTGAGATACATAAGACAATCTACCAGTAGCGGAGTCGAAGAAAGCGCCTCCAGCATCCCCGGTCCTACCTGTAAAACGAGACTTTAATACTCGGACTTTAATTGTGTTACGCTCGGCTTCATTACCGGCTATCATATTTCTTGCAAAAGCTATAATCTGGAAACTAATTTGCTTTATAGAACCAGAACCTTTGATGTCATCCATTGAGGGTAACTTGCCTTCCTCAAAAGAAGTACTTTGTAATCCCGTCTTACGTAGATGAGATATTACACCAAACCATACATTGTGCTTCTTAGCGGTCTTTAGTATGTCAGACATTACCTTATCGATAGCACCATTGACATCACTTGAGTCCACTTCGGAAACAGCGATTGTTAAATGGTCTAATATAAGATACTTACAGCCCATAAGACACAAGGTTTCTATCTTGTCCATCAGGGAATCATCGGATACAGAGCCTTGGTGGTCTAAGAGCTTAATTCGCTTATCACCAAAGACCGCATCAAATGATTTCCTTTCTTCCTCCGGTGTCGCTTCGTAGTCCGCCAGGTTCTTCTGCATGTACATCCCTAAGAACTTCTCTACTGTATCTCCAGGACTTTCTTCGAGCGAGATTATTCCTATTGAGTCTTCTGTTGATTCTTTTAATGATAGCACAATCTCCTTTATTACAGTGGATTTACCGGAACCGGTACCTGATGTGAACAAATCTACTTCCCCGAAACGCATACCGTTAACCTTATCATTAACACCCTGTAAGCACAGGGGATACGGTATGGACTCGGTTGACTGTCTTTCTAACAGCTTTTCCCATAGTTCTTCGCCTTGGAGAATACCTGCGGGAGACCAAGGTTGCGCGTTCCATATAGCTTCCATAATGCTCATATGGCCGTGTTTGATTAGAGACTCGTTAGCATCTTTAGTTTTCAGTTTTGCTATACGAGCTTTATCTACACCAACAATCTTACAGGCTTCAGCTAATGCTTTCTGACCGGCAGCATCGTTGTCCAGCATAAGGACCACTTCGTCGAACTGTCGTACCCACTCTCTCTGTTGTAATAGAGCTTTCATTCCGCTGGCGCTCGGTAAAGATACAACGGGGAATATCTTACCGCTGTACTTTTGGTCATACGCGTATGCTACAGAAAGGGCATCAAGTTCACCCTCTACTATGACTAACCGTTTACCTCCGTTAAATAGTTGTTGACCGAACAAACCCTCGATAGTTCCTACTGCCCTAAAGTCTTTGGGTAGCTTACGTACTTTGTAACCTACAGTGGCATCTATGCCATAAGGGTAGAAGTGTTCTGTAACATTACCTTGTATATCAGTTGCGGCCTTAACTCCAAAGAACTCAGCAATGTGTTTGGGTATATTACGCTCTCTGAATCCACGAGTAGCATAGCTCTCAATAGAGTCGAGGCTAACCTTAGGCGTGAATGCCTCCTTAACGAAACCTGTTTGTTCCTGCACTTTTTCTACTCCTGATTTTTCCCACTTATAAGAAGCATCGCAAGAAAAGCAAGTACCCCAACCGTCATCGTAAGCACCGTAAGCATCGCTGCTGCCACACTTCTCACACTCTTGATGTTTAAGAAATCTACCCTTTTCTCGCTTCGCCATTAATTCTCTCCAACATCACCTGTTTTAAATTTAGACATCAGTATTTTTCCTCGCTACAATTGCAGACCACCAAGTGGTTACTGCGATACCTGCAAAGAACATTCCTAAAGGGGTAAAGGGGGTAGCCCATACTAAGTAAGAGGCCGTTGCGTATAACGTGTGTAATGTACCACAAATAACCATAACAACTAAAAGTAATCTAAGTAATAATAACATTTTCTTTCCTTATAGTTCGTATTAAGCGGCGAGCCTTCTCTAGGGTCTTGCCCATTGTTTCGTGTTGCTCATCATCTTGTTTTGGTATGAAGCGGATAGCAGCTACTTGGTTGTTATACCACCTACGCTCTCCGTCATCATCACGGTCAGTAATAGCACGGAGGGCCATTTGTAACCAAGCTTCAGTATAGTTACACCAAGCTCTCGTCTTGAACACTCCAAGCATAATGTATTCCAGCTCATCACCTTTCTTTTTATCTGCCTTAACGTGAGTAGAGGAAGTGTCGTATGCTCTCCATAAAGCTTTACCCGTTTTTGTGTGGGTATTCTTCTTGTAAGACCATAGCTGTTTCTTGCCTATATAAAACTTATTACGTGTTTTGTTAATAACAAGGTACACAAAGCCGAAGTGTTCAGCGAGGTTAACATTGTCACCCGTGTATTTCCAGTGGCCTAAGTCGCTCTTAATATACTCTTTCTTGGCTACAAATTTAGCACTCATCTTCCTGCTCCTCGGTTGTTAGAAGCGCGGTAGGGGTACAGTCGTGTATAGTAAACCAGTCATCTCTTGTCTTAAGAATATGAATAAGTGTACCAGTGTGTTTAACTTCTACCTCCCAGTTCTCTCCGTGGATTTCGTGAAACTTATCTACCACTCTCTGACAACGATCTTCTGTCGTGGTGGCACCTTCTAATACTGCTGCTGCTTTCTTTGGACCGATGCCCTTGAGACCCCTGATGTTATCTACCATATCTCCCGTGAGCACTTGTGTCCAGTAGTGTGTATCGGCAGTCTCTTCATCCACATGTATCATTTTGTCATGGTGGATAAGGTAGTGATTACTCGCAATACACTGTAAATCTTTATCTACACTCGCTATGACCGTTACGTTTCCCTTAGCATTTTCTTCTTCGTGCCATATACGAACTAAATCATCTGCTTCCATACCTGTCGCAACAGTGACCAGCCCTCTCTCTACAAGCAGGTCTCTTAGCTTAGTGAAAAAGGGGTTATTAGCTTTTGCCTTATGGCGGTTAGGTGTATTCTTGTAATCCGCAAAGAAATCCTTGCGGTAATTGGTTGAACAAAAAACAGCAATCTTTACCTCATCACAGAATGTAGTATTTTTGAGGTCTTCTAGCCGTTCTTCCCAGGATTTTAAAGCTTCTTCTACTGTACTTTTCTTCCAAGCTGCCCGAAACATTAGCGGGTCGCCATCTACTAGTAATACTATTGCCATATTATTCTCCTCTTTTTGCTCGTGCCTCTTCGTGCCATATATGAACTGAATCGTCTGTTTCCACAGCTGCTGCAACAGTGACCAGCTCTTTCTCTACAAGCAGGTCTCTTAGCTTGGTGAAAAGAGGGTTGTTAGCTTTTGCCTTGCGGTAATTGGTCTCAGAAAAAACAGAAATCTTTACTTCATAACAGAATGAAGCATTTTTGAGGTCGTTTATCAAATCTTCCCAAGCTCTCAAGGCTTCTTCTACTGTCTCTTTCTTCCAAGCTGCCCGAAACATTAGCGGGTCGCCATCTACTATTAGAACTGTTGACATATTATTATCCTCTGTTAGTCTAAGTATTTATCCTCCCAACGACATACCCGAAGGGTCAAATCCTCTATCTATAAAATACTGATGAGAGAGCTCTTCTAAAGGAACATGCCAGTCGTGGGCGAGGTAGTTCCAATAGGTCTTGTCTGTCAAGCCTATAAGTGATTCTTGCTGGTTTTCTTTTACCTTACCATTCTCTATAGTTAGAAAGCCTATGCAATCAGCACCTTGCTCGACATACAATAGGGCTATTACTGCTGTGGGATTTATCTCACTCAGCTTTTCTATGAATCCTGCTGGTGGACTCCAAGCTGTGTCTATTAACCAGACATATCGACCTTCACTGTCTGTAAACATTACATCTGGAGAGCCGTCGTCATCCTCGGTAGTTAGCCGGGGTTCTGCGACGTCCCACTTAGTGCCCCAATCCCCACAATTGTCAGCAGCAGTGCGCTCACGGTCCTCACTGTTACACAAATAACCAAAGAACCCATGTGGCATCTCCTCTTGTGTAATAGGTATCCCCATTTTAAGAAGCACTATCTTCCGGGCAAAGTCGCAATCTCTGGATTCACTCAGGTCTATAATGATTTTGTTTGAGCACCAATTTGGCATAGTTATACTCCGGTATGTATTGCGTATAAATCTTCTTGTTCTACATAAACGACATACCCTTGCTTCTCTAAGAGAGCTTTCATAGGGAAGACATCGATGTGTTTATGCTCCATCTTAATAAACGTAGGCTTAACTAACCACGAGTAATCCCTTAGTATTGTCCACTCGTGTCCCTCAGTATCCAGCTTTAGATAATCTATCTTACCGTAATTCAGGAAGGAGTGGTGTTTACCTATTATATCGTCTAAGGACATACAGGGTACTTCTTCAATATCGTTATAGAACAACTCGGCATTGTTGCCAAGGTTGTACAGGCAGGTACCGAAATGGTTTCTACCTACTACTGTACCTATGCCTCTCGCCCAATCCTCGTTGGAGTCCTTAGCTGTGGCAAAGCGGATTGTACCAGTGTAATCAGAACAAACAACTGGTTCGATTCTAAGGTTAAACTCGTGGGTCCGCTGTGCTCTCAGAGTGGACACTATGTGAGGTGTTGGTTCTACCATAACCCCTTTCCACTTACCAGAGTTAGCAAAGTCTATACACGTATCAAAATCACAAGTTCCTATTTCTAAAAAGGTTTTAAATTGACTCATTACACCAAGTCCTTATTGTTGTGGGGTGCTTACCCATTACCTTAGCTACCTTAGCGTAGCTCTCGTGTTCTTCATATAGTCTCTTAGCCTGGGCCTTGAGGTCCTCCACCTTAGGCTTAGAAGCGTTAGGCTTCTCAACTTTCTCAGCGACTATCTTACCCTCTACAATCAATTGCCAAGCAGAGGTAGATGTCAGTCGGGTTAGGTGGTTAACGTGAGACTCTACTGAGCCCCACCCGTTTTTGGCAAGACACAGGAAGGAGACGTTCTCCGTCCAGGTCCCGTGTAGCCACTTAATACGTACTTTACACTCAGGGTTCTTCACCGGCAATCTCCTCCACCAACAGCTCACACACTTTATTTCTCATAGAGCTCTCTAAGTGCTGGATGTCTCCCGTCGCGAGCACCCGGGCCACTACAGCCTGATAGAAGCCCAACTGTCGGGCTCTCGCTGAGTCACCGTTACGAGACCTCAGCTTATACACCGCTTCAAGTTCATCTACTAAAACATCTGCTTCGTTGTGTGCTAACATACTATTCTCCTGTTTTGTAAGTGTATGGCCATGTGCCTGCGTCAATATTACTCCAGAAGAACCAGCCCTGCGGTGTCTCATGCCACAAGAATTCGAAGCTTATCGAAACTCCGCTCCCTGAAAAACAGGTATCTCTAGCTGCTAAGTTAAGCTCATGTAGAGCCCTCGTTTTACCAATAACTTTACTGACCTGTTTGATGATTATTTTATTCATCGATGTCATCCCCTAAATTTTCACGGTAAGTATCCATAAGCTTACCGCAGTGGTAAGTAATGAAACCGACTACAACCACTGTTGGTATAATAGCAGCTAAGACCCAATCAAACGTATGCATTTCCATCATAATGTTTTCCTTTATTTAAGGTTAGTGTGTCTCGAACCAGTTATTACCAATCATTGCCTCACCATCCATACAGACCACATCGTACCACTTGGGAGCCTCTCTGAAACTCTCTGCCATAATTTCGGCAGCACGTTCAGCGTGAGCATCACTGACAGCCCATTGCATCTCATCGTGGTAGAATATAAGCGGTCGAGCATCAATGTTCTCTTCTTTGAACTTCTCCATAGTGTAGGCTACCGCTGCTTTACAGGTGATACCCTCAGCAGATTGTAGCAAGTAGTTTAAAGCTTTGTGACCGGAGTCTAAGTAAACCCTGCGACCATCTAAGGCAGGAATGCTTGCTCGGCGGTCTCGTGAATCTGACACCTTAACAATCTCCATAAGCCTCTCAATTAACCTCTTTAAACCCGGTGTTCCATCTACGAAACTCTTCTTAGCTTTCTTACCCGTGGCAGCATCTCGCTTACCTGTTAATATTAAGCCTAACTTCTCAAGTCCGCCCCCGAAGAGAAACGCGTACAAAAAGGGCTTCGCATTACCTCGGGTACAAGGGAACACCTGTGATAGCGTGTCCGCGTTACGTTGATGGACATCGCCATCTATTACTTCTCTCGTGAAGTCATCGTTCTTCAGGTAGTGACATAATGCTCTCATCTGATTACCAGAGGAGTCAGCACCAACTACTTTGTAGCCAGGTTCACAACCAAACAATGAGCGCATTTCTGTGCCCCACGAGGCCTTTGGTGAAGGTACATTTACCACAATCTTGTGGCGAGCTCGACCTGTAGGAGTAGCAATAGTAAACATATCACCTCGTAATCTCCCATCTGGGTCTGTAAAAGCAATCCAGCCCTGAAGGATACCTAATCGACTACGGGTAGCGTAGAACTTGTTTAAGAGTTCTCCATCTGGCCCTAATGCCTTTAGAGATTCTTCACATAACTTAGGTGACTTCTTCTTGAACTCTCTACCTATTCTTTCCCAGTTCCAATCTAAAGGTTCCCAACCTATACTATATAAGTACGCCTTAACGTATTCCATTGAACCTAAATCAGGGTCTAAGAACTTAATACGCTGATAAGGGCCGTCTATCGGTTTAGTTGTTTTACCTAAGTTTTGGTCTATGTCAAAGTGGTAGACAGTACGAGCCATGTATGCCCCGTCTTTCCTATACTCAGGCAGTCGGGGTTCCTTATCTAACAGCTTTATACGCATATTCATCTTGGGCTCTATGGCGTTCTTAATCACCTCTAACTCAACCTCCATATGCTTCTCTAACTCTAAAGCAGAGGCCATATCGAACTGCCAACCACCTTCTGTACATTGGGATTGGAAGTCTGCTATCTGATGCTCAACTCTTAGACTCCGTTTTAACATACCAGGGTTCTTAGAGCGTCCTAATGCTTCCGATAACTCTCTTGCTAATAAGCGATACACCTTTTCATTGATGCGCACATCTTCTCTACAGCGGTGAACCATATCCTCACTAAAGTTCAACCAATCTTCGTGTTCAGGCTTCTTGACACCCAAGTACTCACCCCAGACAGCAAGGTTATGCTTACCGTTAAAGCGATTGTAATCAAGGATTTGTGACATTAACATAGTGTCCCTGATGGTCGTAGTGCTCTTAGGCTCCCATTTAAATATCTTCTTTAGCACAGGTAAATCATATTGTATCTGATTGTGAGCTATCAGGTCTGTGGCTTTGTTAAAGAGGGTCTTGAAGTCCAGCAAGGGTCTCACAATGAGATTCTTTGCTTTATCAGTCTTAGCTCCTGTAAGGTCACAGAACACATATTCCATAGCGGTATCCAAGTCTTTCGCTACCACCATCCATACCTTATCTACCGGGTCACTCTTCTTATTTCCTCTTAGTAAACCATTGCTTTCTATATCGTATACTAACTTCATATACCCCTCCAGTAACTCTCTCTGGCTACTTTTTCGTGTATGCGTTCCTTAGTAGTATCATCAATTTCCATATCGGGAAACTTAGCCCGTATCTTCTCCATATATTTGTGATTAAAAGCACCACTAAACCTAAACATCATAAGATTATTATTGGCAGACCAAAGAAAGTTAGAAGAATACCACGGCTCTTCACCTCGCTTTTTCCACGCCTCACTTAGAGAACAGGCAAATCCAGCTTCTACGTATGCCTCAACTTCGTCAAACAAAACGATTACTTGTACTTTTGCATCCTCGTTAAAGGAGGAGTATGTACCTTCGTAAACACCCCGTATCGCACCCACATTATAGTTTGACCCATCTTCTTTTGTGAGCTTACGGAAGCTGTGAAAGTTAGGTAAGCCATTAAGCATAGGCTCCATAAAACTATCGTAATCAAAGCCCTCACTGTGTTTTATAAATATGTCGAAGTCATCACCTACCTTGCCGAAGTAATGGTCTCTTACCATCCCCCCTGCCAGATAGGCTTCCTCTCCGAAAGTATCGGATATCAGAGTCAGCAGTCTTTCACCAGCTTGCTGTTGTCTTTTAATCTCTAAGTTCTTGTGGATTTGGTTTATCATATTAGTCATTTCCCGAGCAGTCGATTTCACCAGTCTGTTTGAATTTGACTAGACAGTTGAGGTACCACCGTGCCTTACGGTATTCCTGTTCTACATCATCTTTCTTACCTGCTCGCATTAGGTACTTGTATACCTGGCCCAGCAAGTGTGCTTCTACCCCCTCTTTGTCTGCTAACATATGTTGCATCATTTCCATATACTGGAAACCTGGAACCACCTCATTATAGTGTTGACCACTGACTGCTGTGGAGATGTCATCAGGGACCTCTGTGGGCATAGTCAACTCAAGCTCTACTTGGATTGGTTGGGTTGTAGGCTGGTCTAATCCGAAGTCGCCTTGGTATGTGTATGTTGGAGTTACGTCGGTTGCCTGCTTGTCTTTGTAATAACGAGGAATGTCCCCTGTTAACTGGCCTGCATAAAAATCCACCGCTTCATAAGGGTGCTTTGGTGTTTCCCCTATGACCTCATAGAGGCTCAAAAGCCTAACCTCTGCCTTTAATGCACAATCCATCATTACTGTGTCATCAAAGAACTCGTATTGCTCGTTGTCTTTTATAAACAAAAGAGCGCTATAAGGGGTTGCCTTTTCTACATTGTCGGCTGTGATTACTACTCTGTCTCTTCCCATTGAATTCTTGCTCATATTCTTCTCCTAGTATCTATCGGATTTTTGGTTTCTATCAAACTTCACATCGCCATTCTTGTCAATACACTCATCCTCATAAGGTCCCACATACCTCCTGTAGAATTCTAAGTTAGCCCCATTGAGGGCACCCATTACATCATTCATAGTCTGGTAGCGATATGGGTTATTACTCATATACTCTTTGATAAGCAAAGCAAGTACGTACTGGATGTCCCCTGCGCATTGGGGCGGTTTACTCTGTATTAGCTCCTCTATGTCTTTAAAATCTTCTCTGCTTGCTTGTGTGATGTAAGGCATTACTTATTCTCCAGTTGATGTTTCATAATATTTAATTTTAATAGATAGGAACTCACCGTTGCTACTGGGGACAATCAGCTTAAAGTGCTCGTCAGTCCTCCATACAACAGCCGCAGCCCACCTACCTTCAGGGTGTGAGTGGTACCCGTAAACCTTACCGTGTACAATCCATAGTCTTCCTACTCTTCTAATCTTGGCCTTTAGTACGCCAGGATTGCCATAAGAGTTTGTAAAGTTTAAGTCTATTGTGTCCCCTTTGACTGTTCCCGTTCCTCGGTTCTCTAATGCTTCTGTGTAAGGGGTCTTGATACGTAGCCAAGGTAGATACTTGATGTGCTTAACGTGGCTCTCAAATAACACTAAGTCTCGCATAGGGTTTCTCCTGCTGTTAATCTTCTTCAGATAAACGTATCACAGGACCACCCAAGTTAGTGAGTTCTTCTATGACAGATTTGTATGCAATATACGCTATGGTAATTACTGGTATAACAATTATTCCTAAAACAACAAGTAATACTACTAATATGATATTCATTATTTACCTTCTATTGTTTCTCTTTTAAATTCATAGTAGCTCAAGTAAGCTTCTACGGTATCTTCTTTCCTGTACTCTTCTGGCATACATTGAGGTGGGTCTACAAAACCTTCGTCCTCTAATCCAGCTGGTGGTTGTTTCAACAGTTCCTTCATCTTGGTTATAGTGAGGTGTATCTTACCGTAGCGGTTAGTATACTCATTGCCCAGTGCGAGCATATGTTGATACAGCCAATCATAGTGTTGACTGGATGCTCTTACCCATATAGCAGAGGGGTGGTTGGTATGTGTGCGTTTGTATAGGTTATCGTTGTCAATCCCGAATTCTCTGTGGGCAGTACATAACATCTGTGCTGACTCTAATATCATCTTTATAACGTGTTTGTTTATCTGCTTTTCAGCAGCAACAATAGGATTCTTCGACAAGTAAAATATATTCATAACACCTCTTAACGTAGTAATTTAGCCATAACAAGAACTTCTTGACCTTTATCGGTTAGGTCTCGTGCATCACCAACTAACTGGTCTAACACGTTCTCATCTAAATGCTTTAATACATCTGCCGAGACATCCCCCTGGCATACGTGATGTTGCATATCCTCGAAGGCTGCGTCGTCCCAAGAGTTAGCCTCTATAACACGGGCCACTTCAGCGCCCCCCATCCCTGTTACCAGATCCAGGAGAATTCCGTGGTTATAATAAGACAGCATCACAAACTCATCGTCTCCTATGCATTTTATTTGTATCTCCAGATCTTCTTCTGACCAGAACCAGAAATCTGCTTGCCCCATAAGAGCACCAGCCTCGCGTTGTACTCTGCGTAGCTCATAACCGAGCCCTTTAAACTTTTCTACGGTAGCATTCATAGCGAACCCCTAATAGTAAGAACGGACCGCTTCCACGGCATCATCAAAATTGTAGTGTTTCTCTGTGTACATTGATTCATAGAAAGGATGTATAAAGTCATCCTCGTCGGCAACTAAGACAATAATCTTATTTTTAAGATGGGCAAACATAAGTTCCATACTGGTCCCGGTGCCCCTCCCTGAACTGCGTCGGATATCAGCTATCACTATTTTACTATCAGCGATGTCCTGCATATCCTGTTTAAAGATGCGTTGACAGGTGTTCCTACTCTTAGATTGGTCTTGCAAGTCTGTCAACTGGTCGTGAAAGGACACTCGTCTGGTAGGGTCTAAGACAGCGATGTCACTCAGTTCCAGTTGTTCTCTAACGTTGTTTCTCCAACCAGTCATATGGTCTTCAGAACAATCTTCCATAGGCCCTGCAACATACGTGTAGTTCTTCATCTTTGTTTTATTCATAAGTATTCCTTAATATAAAAAAGCAGAAGGAATGAATCCCCTCTGCTGTTTGTTAGATTATGCGTTGCTTACCAATCAGAATCATCTGAGCTGGTGTCAGTAGGTACCACAATCTCTGTAGCGCCTTCTGCTTCAAATTCAAGCCCATTACCACCTTTGTATTCTACCAGTTTAGTGACTTGGACAGCTTTGATTGAGAAACCAATACCATCTTTACCATTCATAGTGAAGGGGTAAGTATCTATTTGTACATTACCTACTGAACCGTTACCTAACGTAGCACCGTTAAGAGGCATCAATTCACCATCTACTACCTTGACTGGGTCACGTGGCTTACCGTCTTTTGTAAATGCTTTACGCTTGAGGTTAACTTGGTAATATGTACCGCTGTCATCTTCTTTAAGAGTGGCGTTCATAGCTGCATCTTTCCACTTTTTAGCTTCAGCTTTGTCACGGGTGCGAATCTGCAGTTCCCAATGAGGCTGTGGTGAGTTGAAAGGGTTTACAGGTTGGTCAAGTTTTGCCCAGAATAATTCAGCGTTACGGATTACGATTGAAGACATAGTTTTGTTTCCTTTGGATTTAATTAAAGTTATTTAGGTTAAGTTATTTATGCTACATAGTGTAGCGGATTTACTGCTGTGTTGAAAAAGTGTTTGTCATTAACCAGACTTATTATGCGAAAGCGAAGTCTGATTTAAGCACTTCAGTGATGTCAAGAGAACCTCTCGTGGGGTAAAGTTCTACCGCATTCCTCTGCGCTAATAGTTGCGCCAGGGGGTCTGTTTCATAGAACTTTATGAACTGCTCACGAGTGATACGGAACAGGTCATTCATGTTACCTGCGTGACAACCGAAGCTATCGTGTACAGTGGTAACAGTAAAGGGTGATGCTTCAACTATCATAGTTAGATGAGCAGCATCGAATGAATGTACGATGTTAGGGGCTGCGCCAAGTAATTGTTTCCGCCTATCTAGCTTGCCACCTTCGGGAGGGCGAATCACTAATTGAAAGCCCTTTGGTTTAATCTTACAGAATTGGACACGAACCTCTTCCTCGGGCAGCTTAATGTAGCTGTGTTTAGCGGGGAAGTTTGTAAGGGGTACTTGCCAAGTCAATTGCTTATTCTGAGCACTGGCCGTCTCTGCTAACTGTCGGAACAAATCTAACATTATAGCAGGGCCTTCCAGAGAAGCTAACATTGTATTATACAGCAGGGTACTAAATGGGTCAGCCCATCTTTTATCCTTGAACTTAAGGTCTTCTGAGAGGTTACGCGTGTCTACAAAGACTTGGTCTCTGACGCCCGTGAGGGTAACACCGTAACCTAACGTCATCACCGGACGCTTAACTGTTTTACGCTGTAGCTTCTTGTCGTTAGCTAAGAGACCCCAGAAAGGAACCCATAGCTGTTGCTCTATACCTGCTCTCCTTAAACGTTTACGATAGACATCTAATTTGTGATAGATAGCGGACTTCTCGTCTGAGGTAGCGGCAACTTCTCTTTGCATCTTGAAACGCTTAACTGTCTCTTGTATGCGAGGTAACCACTGGTGTATCTTGTGGTCATCGGGGTACTGTTGTGCCTCTACTGCTAACGCTTCCCAGGCTTTCTCAGCGATGTACATATACACATCACCGGGTAAGTCGGTAGGCACTAAGTTAACAAGAGGGGCAATCTTTTCATCAAGAGACAAAGCGGTCAAGTGTTGAACGCCGTTGTTCGAGCCATCGATAAAAATAGGGACATTACACTCGTACTCTTCCATTGGGTTTCCACCGATTAGAACCCAGTCTCTCAGCTTGCTAAACTCATAAGCACAAGCTAATGTAGACCAAGCCTTATCCGCTTTCATCCACCCTATGTTAACAAGAGGGTCTGCCGCCCAGCTTAGTATCTCCTCCATATTATCTTCTACATACTGAGCTCTATCATCTAAAGGCAGCTTGTCTTCCCCTATAGAGTTAGCCATATGTACGCCCAGCCAGTAAGCACCGTTCTCTCTTAATGGTACGCCTTCGCTATACTTGAGTAAGCCCTTAGCGTTATCAGAGCTTTGCTCGTGTAAGTAAGGAGTTAACGGGTATATACGACCACGGAAGTCACAGTTGTAAGCTTGGTAGAACACCCGGCCCTCTATGCTTCTTGCGAGGGCCTCGATGAACTTAGCTTCAGTATACATACCTATGCGACTGGCTATCATCTCTTCCTTCTCGTGTTTAAAGGGTGTGTTCTCTATGGGTGTATATGCCTTAGCCATAAATGCAGATTTGTCCTGCCTCTTGATTAAGGTTTTATACACATCAAATACTTCGGGGTTTATGATGTATCCTGTATTTTTAAGCTTGTTAAGAGCAGAATAAACCTTTGGAGCAGTGTTTACTGTTATCTCCTTGAGGGTCGCGTTACCCGCATTTCTAATCATTTGTACATTGATGCCATCGTGGTACCCAGAGGTCCAGTCAGCCATAGGTTCAAACAATGGGAACTTGGTCATCTCCGCGATATCTTCTTTCTCTAACAGAGCCTCTAAGAGTTCCATATCAGTACACTTGATTTCATACATCGCGTGTTTCATACCGGGAGCATTAATTTTCTTAATGTTTAACATCTGTATTGGGTGGTCTGGTTTATCAGCATTACAGAACGCCTCTAAGACCTTACTGCCACAGTGTAGACAGCATTGTGTTTCATCCTTCTCCTGTGGGATGTTATACTTTAAGCGAATAGATTGGCCTATCGCAATAGCGGTTCTTGTGAAAGGGGCTTCACCTACTACCCCTAATAATATTTTACCTACAACAAGATTATAGATCTCCTCAGATAAAGTCTCTATTGACTTACCAGACTCTGCTTTGTATTTCCACAGCCAGTTGGTTTTACTTCGGCCATCTCGAGTTGTGAGTAATCTTTCTGATATACTCTGAACTATTTCTTGTATCATTAAGTATCCTTTAGTCTTTTGCGATTAATTCAACCAGAGCTTGATGTATAGCTACAGAGGCTTTGTCTTTAACCCATTCAGATTGTGCCCGATGGTCATCATCATCCTTGGGCAATGTGTATGCCTCGTGTAAGAAGTACTCATCAGAATAGTCTAACATATGTCGAGCCAGAAACAAGAACTCTTCCTTTACAATAGCAGTTATAGCCTTTTGGGCATTAGGGTTTAAAAGGTCTAACTCGTTACATTTAGATATATCTATCATAATATCACCTTTAAGTATTAATATATTAATAATAATGAAAAAAAAGACGGTACCCCCTGCACCACACAAGACTCTGTGATTCTGCTTTAACCAGACTTATTAGTCTAATTGGGCAAAATCAAGAGTCCTGTATGGCACAGGGGGCGGGGGTTTATGACGTTACATTGTCATAATAGATGTCTTCTACTGTTAAACCAGTTATCTCGTTGAATATCTCAGCGGAGTACTGTATGTCGGTATAGTCCTGAGTCACCCCAGTAAAACCGTGTTGTTCTTCATCACTCCAGAACTCTATAATTGTATCGAACAATATCTGAGCTTCTTGGTCTAATGTACCGTATAGGGTAGGTGTGGTTTCATTAAGTCTTTTAGTGATTAGCATAGTATTATCCTTGGTTTAGTTTAGTTGAGAACTTGTTTCTTGCGAAGAAAACTCTCTTCTTCTGGTCTTTAACTAGGGCGTTCCACTCTTCATCTGTGAAAGGGTAGAATGCTTTTTGACGTAGGCTCATTGCTTCGAATTGTGATGTAGTCATATTACTTGCACTCCTTTGTAAATGTTTCAGCAGCTTTTTTCATAAAGAATCCCTTGTGTAAGGTGTACAGATTTCTAGCCAAACCGACTAGGTCTTGTTTACACAATACATACGGATTGTTACTCTCTAACAAGGCTTCCAGAATTAAAGAAGGCCCCTCATAATCTACGACAGCCTCAAGACCCAATTGAGCTACACCAGCATACATAATCTCTGCGTTAAATTCAACATTGTTTACAATTGACAAAATAGATTGGTTATTCATAAGTATATTCCTTAAAGGTTTAGTTTTGTTTAGGTTTGTATTAGTGTTAATTATGTGTACCTCATCCCCTTGTTCCTATGTACTCAGCTACCCAAGCTAAGTTATATGTAGACTTCACTGCTTTTATAAACTCCTCATTGAAGGGCTTAATATTGTCGACAAAGTCGTGACATCCTTGTAGCCTAACAAGCTGGCTAACCTGTAACTCTGTTAAGTCCTCCCCCCATAGTCCATCCCTTATTAAATAATACACTGAGGACTCCCCCATACTATCCGCTTTGTGTGCTGTCTCATCATC